GGCGACGTCGCTGCCGCCGCCCATCGCGATCCCCACGTTAGCCTGCGCCAGCGCGGGGGCGTCGTTGATGCCGTCGCCGACCATGGCGACCTGACGCCCCTGAGCCTGCAGCCGTTTGATCGCCTCCGCCTTGCCGTCCGGCAACACGCCCGCGATCACCTCGTCAATGCCCGCCTCTTTAGCGATGGCGTTGGCGGTGGTCGGGTTATCCCCGGTCAGCATCACCAGGCGATAGCCCGCGCGGTGCAGGCGAGCAAGCGCGTCGACGCTATCCTGGCGCAGCGGGTCGCGAACGGCCAGCAGCGCGGCGGCTTTGCCGTCTATCGCGAGCAGAACCGGCGTCGCGCCCCGTGACGCCTGGGCCGTCAGTTCGCCGTCGAGCGCGGAGGTATCGATGCCGTTTTCATTCAGCAGCGCCTGGTTACCCAGCAGCAGCGTATGGCCTTCGGCGTCACCGCTAACGCCAAGCCCGCGCAGGGTGCGGAAGTTGGTCACCTCCGGCAGGGCCGCATTGCCCGCTTTGTCGAGGATCGCGCGCGCCAGCGGATGGCTGGAGCCTTGCTCCAGCGCGGCGGCAAGGCGCAGCGCGTCGGCGTCAGGGAAACCAACGGCAGTCACGGCCACGACCTGCGGCTTGCCTTCCGTCAGCGTGCCGGTTTTATCAAACACCAGCGTATCGAGCGTGCTGGCGCGCTGCAGTGCGTCGGCGTCGCGTACCAGCACGCCGAACTCGGCTGCGCGACCGACCCCGGAGATAATCGACATCGGCGTCGCCAGGCCGAGCGCGCACGGGCAGGCGATGATCAGCACCGTGGTGGCAATCACCAGCGTATAGACAATCTGCGGCGCCGGGCCGAAGACGTACCAAATCGCGGCGCTCAGCAGGGCAATGCCGACGACGACGGGCACAAAAATGGCGGAGATTTTATCGGCCAGCTGGCCAATTTCAGGCTTGCTGCTCTGCGCCTGGCGCACCATGCGGATAATGCGCGACAGCGTAGTGTGGCTGCCGACCGCGCTGGCGCGGAACAGCACGCTGCCGTCCTGGACGACCGTCCCGGCATGAACCGCATCGCCCTGCGATTTTTGCTGCGGAATCGGCTCCCCGGTTAGCATCGCTTCGTCAAGCCAGGCTTCGCCCTGGGTAATTTCACCGTCAACCGGGACGCGGTCGCCGGTGGTCAGGCGCAGCGTCATGCCGGGTTGAACGTCAGACAGCGGAACGCTTTTTTCGCCGTCGTCGGTCACGACGCGTGCCGTCGGCGGGGTTAAGTCGAGCAGTCGTTCCAGCGCTTTTGAGGAGCGCTGGCGCGCGCGCGCTTCCAGCATATGGCCCAGGTTAATCAGGCCGATAATCATCGCGCTCGCTTCATAGTAGAGATGGCGCGCCTCCATCGGGAACCACTGCGGCCAGACGTTAACGCTCATCGAATAGAGCCACGCCGCGCCCGTGCCGAGCGCGACCAGCGTGTCCATCGTCGCGGTGCGGTTTTTCAGGCTTTTCCAGGCGCTGGTGTAAAAATGCCCGCCCGCAAAGACCATCACGCCGAGCGTAATCAGGCCAATCACCAGCCACAGCGTGCGGTTGTCGTCGGTGACCATCATGTTGTCACCGATCATGCCCCACACCATCACCGGAATACCGACCAGCAGGGCGACAATCGCCTGCCAGCGGAAGCGCTTCATGGTGGCGATGGCGGTTTCCTGCTGGCGCTCGCGACGCTTGATGTCATCCTCAATCGCCTCTGCGCCGTAGCCGGCTTTTTCTACCGCCTGTACCAAATCTGCGGCGGAGGCGCTGCCCATCACCAGCGCAGTGCGCTCCGCAAGATTCACCCGTGCCTGCGCGACGCCCGGTACGGCCTGCAAGGCGTTTTGTACCCGGGAGACGCAGCTGGCGCAGCTCATGCCGTTGATCAGCAGCTGTTGGCTGTCATCAATATCATCCGCTGCCGGAAGCTCAGGAGTGGCCGCTGTCAGTGCTTCCGACGGGAGTGATGACTCTGCCAGCGGTTTAGCCTTTGGGTGGCTCAGCTCCGCTCCGTAACCCGCCTGCTTAACGGTGTCGATCAGCGCATCCGCACTGGCGCTGCCGATAACGACGGCGCTATCGACGGTCACATCAGCGCTTTCCACGTCTGGGCGCTGCTCCAGGCTTTCTTTTACGCGTTTGACGCAGTGGCCGCAGGAGAGGCCGTCCAGCGTCAGGTTGATAGTGTGAGACATAGCAAAACTCCCGTATAATGATGTGGTCACTTATTGACCTTTAGCATGCTTTTCGCTAACTGCTGTAAAGGTTAAACCTTCCATCAAGGGGAAGGTCAAGCTTTTAAATTGCTGATTGAAAGGGATTTTTAAATTCAGCGTCCACATAGCGTCCACACTTCGAAAAAAGTGTCCACAATACAAAGAATAGGCCCGCATTTGGCGGGCCTTTCTTGTGGGGATAAAAAACCAGCTTTATGGGCTGGTTTATCAGTATCGTGTGGGCTACTCAATCACGCCTTATCAATTTCATATAACGATAGTGGCATTTGTCGCAGCGTTCATCATCCAGCGGAAAAAGCCGTTCCAAAAAAGAACGCCTAGTGTTGCAGTCCCGGCAAAATTTCAAACCCAATACTTTCATGGTTTTGGCCTTTCGTTATTTTTGCGATAACCCTAGGGCTTGCGCTGGCATTCGTCCAATTGCTTTTGTAGATCAATTATCAGTAATTGATCGTTGCTACCGATCAGACGAAGCGGCAAAAGGCGCAAATAACATACGTATTTTGCGGGCGCAGCGGCGGCCATCGAACGCAGATCTTTTCTCCTTCCGTGCGCGGCATTTTGCAAAAATAAAAATACCCGCCATTGCTCGCAACTCCTTGCGCTGCAAGGCTTTCAGCGTGCCGAATAAATTTTGTCAGCAACGACCGGCAGCAGATTAGATCCTCACGGAAAGTAAAACGATCCTTTTAAAAACATCATGTTAACCAATCGGTTAGGCGCTGACTGGTCGGCAGTTTTTGCGAAGCGCTGCAAATCCTTGCGCGTTGTGCAAACGCCAGCAGACAGCAGAAGCCCAGCGGCGGCGCGGGCTGGCGGGTTGCTTTGCGCAAAAATTCTTTTGCAAAATTTTTACGATCCAAATACCGCAGGCGGGTGCGGTGTAGCGCCGTTTCCGTCTCGGATCCGCTTCCGTCTGCGCTCTGTCGCTTCGTCTCTGGGGCGTGGTTGAACGAATGCAAAAAAGGCCGAACGATGTCGGCCTTTGGTTTTTGCTCTTGATGTGGGGCGTTCTGCGGCGTCTGGTGACGGTGTGGTTTTCGCCTGCTTTTCGTCAGGCAATCAAAGGGCTGTACTTCGCTTTTAAATTGCTCGCTTTCGTGGCCGTTCCGGTGAACTGCGATGCCTGACCGCTGGCCCCAACACTTGGGTGCGTGTGCGCCGCGCATATCTCCGCCAGTTCGCGGACAACGTCCAGGGTATCGGTCAGCAACGTCAGGACGTTGGTTTCCTCACTGCCCAGCTTAACGGATGCTCCGATCAACTGCTGCGCAGCTGCAACGCTTTTTTTAATGCCGGTGATTTTCTCTGTAAGTTCTCCGCCGATAGTGAGATCGACATTGCCTTTGATATTGTCTTCCAGCTTGCCGCCGACGTCGCGTTTTACGTTCTGGCCAACACTGACAGAATTGTCCTTGCTGCAGGTCACTGTCAGATTGCCGGACGTGCCGACGCAGTAATCCCCTTCGCTTACATGTACAACCGCACCGGCCAGAAGTGTGACCGGCCCCAGGACCGTGGTTTTATCCGTCGCCTGGATTGTCGTTTCACGGGCTACCAGCTTGCGGCGTTCATCATCGGCGGTCACTTCACGCGTCATTGACGTCTCGCTAATCGTCTGGTCAGTCTGGCGAATCCAGTCACCGGCCACGGTCACGCGCTGCGATACACCGTCGCGCTGTTGCTGCAACTGTTCGCCAGGCTTCACCGATGGCAGGTTATGCCCCTGCGGCATGATTTGGCGGACAAACGGTTTATCCTGGCGGCCCTCAACGAAGCCAACTTCAACCAGCGTGCCAGCAGGCGGAAACTGGAACATACCCGACTCACTGCCCGCCATTGGAACCGGTAGCGGCACAGCCGTGTAAACCGGAGTGTTGGCGGCGGGGTTGCCGTCCTCATCCAGCAATTGCAGATCCACGGCATAGCGGGGCCGGAAAGGATCTGCAATATTGCCCCCGGTAACTTCTTCGCTGGGCGCTTCAACTCTCGCCATTTTTGGCAAATGCAACCCGGAAGCCAGTTCTGGAAAGGCGCTTTCAATCTGTCGCTGGACGGGTGATTTTTGCAGTGGTTTACCGGTGGCCTTATTGCGGGGCAACCAGGTGATGGTCATATCGTCGTTAGTTAGCTGGACCTGGCTTAAACGCTGCCCGTTTACCTCCGCACCCGGTCGCAGGCTCTGGATCATTGGCACAACCATTGAATTACCGGCAGCGGATGCCTGGCTAAATTCGTGCGGGATATCCACCGGCTTTCCGGCAAAAAGGCTATCCGCAGCCGCGCCGGTGAATACCGCACCGTCCGGCAACTGATACCAGACATAATCTTTAATTGAGAACGCACGGCCCAGACTCGCCAAAAGCTGATAGCCGGTTCCGCTGTGGGTAAAGTGGGGAATTGGCTTATCAGCGTAAGCCGCGCCCGCAGGTGGGGCGACGTTCAGCCCGCTTTGCTCCGTTATCCAGTCAGTGATCTGGCGTAACGTTGGATGCTGGAAAGAACATGGCCACAGCTTATCGAACACGCCGACAAGCTCACGAACGAATAAACGGCATGTGCCATTATCCGCGGGCTGCGAACGTTCAACATAGCCAGTAAACCAGCGCAGGACCAACCCGTCATAGCCAACATCAAGGCGCACCATTTTTCCGGTGTAATCTGTTTCGGTGCTGGCCGTGATGAATCCACGCCCGCAGGCGTTTAACTCCAGCACGATATTACAGTCAACAAGATGGACCGGGTCACTTGAAAGGAAAAGGCGTTTTATTGGCTTCATGGCTTACCCCAGCGCATCGTTAACAGGTTTCAGGACCTTTTCTTCAAACCAACTCATTTTGTCGGCTGGCTCGTCGGCAGCGGAAGCGCCGCCACCGCCCGCCGCGCCGGTTTGCTTGGTGCTGGCCGTGGCGTTGCCTTTTCGCGCCTGGCGCTTTTCAGGCACGCTATTTTTTTCACGCAACGTAAAACTCACCTGCCAGGCGAGACGGTCTTCCTGTGGCACGGCATCAATCTGGCCGGTGAACGTGGCTTCGCGGAAATTGATTGCGGTCGCTGTAGCATTGGCTACGCGGTAGGTTTTTAATGCTCCGCTTGTTTCGGTTGCAGAAGCTAACTGGAAAAGACGCTGTAAAACTGCCTCGTCGTCAAAGGTAACCAGCCCAGAAACGCGCAATTCTTTGGCTTTGATGCCCTCTTCAGAATTGGTCGTGCTCGATGTCTGGCCCGACTGGTCTTTTTCCTGAAATTGCATTGAAGGGGAAACAAGCATGTTTTGCATGGCGATCCCTTCACCATCAAGTGCGAGTAATGCGGCCTGGCTCATTTATCATTTTTCCCAAATCAGCAAGTGAATCGCCAATAAATAACATTGCTGCGGTGTGCACGGCAGTGGCCTGCGGAATGCCTTTTAACAACTCTATGGCCGCAGCCCGATAATTGCCGGTGTAACTGAACGACCATATTTTTGCGCTGGCTCCCTTCAGTTCATCCATTGACTGGCTAACCGAAGAAAGCAGCTGCGCGCGCGACTTCATGAAATCAATTATCTGGCTTTTTAACCCATCGGTTGTGGTGCTTACTGCGGCAGCAAGTTGCGCATCAGCAATACGCTGCGCATTTAAAGCAAGCCGGTTTGTCGCGACGGACAAAGGCGCGGCGACCGGCAGAGAACTGACTTTCGGCGGCAACTGCATTTTTACTGCGCTCAGTTCGGCGGCCGCAGCGGCCATGCGGCTAACTTGTGTAAATGCCGGGGCAGGGAAGACCGTTGCAAGCTGGCTCAGGGCTTTCATAAATGCATCATGCGTTGTCTCGGCGATCATCATCACGATGACATCGCCGCTTCCACCGGTGCTTGTTAATTTACCTGCGAGATAACCCAGCGCATTAGCCGGACTAAGATAGCCACCAGAATCAGCGGACTGACCCAAACCATAAACCCATGGGTGTGCTGGAACGATGGAGCACGTTATTGCACCAATCGCATCGGTAAAGGCCAGGCGAGAATCACGCCACATTATCAGGCTCCTCCGGCCAGATAATTTCATCACCGGTAATTTCAACACGACTCAGCAGGACGCGATATTTTTTCCACTCAGTCAGCAGGATGGATTCTTTTTCCGTTGCCATTCCCAGATCAATCGCATCCTGAAACAGTGAAATCTGTTCGCTGGCCCTGGCGAGTAGTGAAGCTTTTGTACTTATCGCAGCCTCATGCATCGCAGATTGTTCGGCTTCAACATCTTTGACCCAGGCTTTGCCGTTCCATTTTTGAAACTCACCGGCAGGTGTTTTTTTCGTAAAGAGGTCTGGCAAGGGCCCCAACTCAAGAATTAAAAAACTTTCGCCGGTTTCAGTGCTGTAAACCGTTTCGCCGCGATGGTCTTCAACCAAAGACCATGACTGTGATTCATCAGAAAACACAGCGACTTTCCCTTTGGTCGTTTTTGGCGGCGCAATGCTGGTGCAATCAGCAGGCAGCCCGGTGAAAGGGGGAATATATGCATCACCTTCCCCAATAAATTCTCGCGTGTCTGCGCGCAGGTTATAAACCCTGATAGTCCGGGCCTCTTCATTCATTTCAAATTCCATCAGGCAAGCCTCACTAAATAGTTGAATGCAATGTTTTTAACGGTCGTTTCGGCATTACCTGCCGCAGAAACAGTAATGTTGTGAGTGTGCGATCCCAGAGCGACAGAATGGGCGTGCGCCCCCATGACGACGGAATGACCATGCGCTCCTATGGCTACGGTGTGCGTATGCGCTCCGATAGCAACGGTATGCGTATGCGCACCGGCTGAACTGGTATTGACGTTGCTGTAGCTGTCCAGCTCGAAATAAGTACCCGCAGACCCTTTTCGCCCCTGGTAACCAGGCAGATTCATTTTCTGGAACGTGTGGGTATGAGCACCGGCTGAACTGGTTGTTTTTGTCCCATAGTCAAACGATGAGGATGTCTTCGTGCCCAAATCGGTGTTTGTTGTGGCCTTTGTTCCCAGGTCTGTGGATGTTGTCGTTTTTGTTCCGAGGTCAGTTGCCGCAGCCGTGGCTGTGTGGGTGTGTGACTTGTTGCCGTCCTGCTCATAGGAAAGAACGTTACGGCCCGATGCTGGCTTGCCTTTAATCGTCCAGTTACGCATGTCAGGAATAACGCCTGACGGATAGGCGACGGCCAGCAAAGGATAGGCGGCCTTATCAAAAGATTGCCCCTGCATAATGGCATAACCTGTTGGCGTTACGTCTGACGGCCAGGGGATTGGTGCGCCCACAAGATAAAATCGTGGGTCATCACCCGCAGCAACCGCTCCGGCAGACATTCCTACATCCAGCAGCGCAGCGCCTTTTAACTCCAGCGCTTTGCGCGCTTCTGGCTTTGAGGCGAGATCACTCAGATTTAACGAGCGCTGTAAAAACTTGCTGCCTAAATCTGGAATGGACTGTGCCACAGGCCGCAAGTCAGTGATTGCGCCCTTGTCATCAATGCTGGCAAGCGCGAATACAAAGTGTTTCTCGCCGTTTTCAATATAATCAGCCTGCTCTGCCGCGACAGTGATTTTACTTTTTACCGCCCATTCGCTGGTAAGCGTTCCTGACCATGAAACATCGAGCCAGATTTTCGTAGGCATAGCCGGAACTGAAATATTCAGGCTGGCGGCAAGTTCGGTCCTCAACCCTGCAACATAACCCGCCCCCTTTGTCACATAAAACTGGGTTCCCGTTTTGGCAACCAGATAGCCCGCACCAAAGAACGCGGCCTCGCCATAGATATCAATGTTTTCCCGGCGCTGGCGTTCGTCCATAGAGGCCAGGCGCGCGGTAAAATCAATCTGCCAGGTTTCAGCAGGCGTAGTGATCTCGGTAGCTGATTGCGCGCCGCTGTATTCCATGAGCATGGAGCGAACCAGCACGTTCCCTTGTTGGCCGCTGGCATTTTTAATTTTGCGCTGGGTCGGGGCATGAATAATCATCGCAACTGTGCTGGTCGCTTTGTTTATCAGACCGATCCAGTTGAAATCGAAGTCGCCGACGTTTGCGCCCAGCGTCACGGAATAAACAACTGAATCAGCATTTACCACGCCGGTTTTACTCACGGCCTGCCGATATACAATTTTATCTGCTGCGGGCAACCCTTCGGTGTTATCAATCGGCTTTTCAACGTCCAGATCGGGAATATAAGCAAAAATAAACTCGTCCAGCACCACAGGCTTATTATCCACGGCCTGCTGTGCTTTCCAGTTAACAAATGCCTGTGTAATGACGGCTTGTGACATTTTCCCCTCTCTACTTCAAACTGGCGCTAAAAGTCGCGCTAAATTCGTTTTTTACATCACCCAGCGTTGCGGGCCAGCAAACATATTCGCCCTGATACCAGCCGATATTGATATGAACCGCCAGTGAGGTGATGACCTCAAATCGATAACGGCGGCAAGTGCGGCCATACTTGCGGATAATTTCCAGCAGCAAATCGCTGTTATCCGCAATCTGGCTATCCGTCACTCTGACCGTTATGACATCCCAGTCCATCCCGTCCTGTCGCTCCAGCAGTTCGACATATCCGATCCCCAGGCGCTCAAATATGGCAATAAATCCTGCAACCTCGCCCGCCTGCTGCGCGTTTACGAATGCATAGCTAACGCGCTTGCGAAACAGGTTTAACGGCTCGCCTTTAAAACGGGTGATATCGCGTTCCCAGGCAATCAGGTTGAGTAGTGGCTCGGCGCATGTGAGCGGGTCAAACTGCCTAAGAGGCCAGGTGATCCATTCATACACCTGCAACCAGAATTTCACACAGGCGCGCAGCAGCCGCGCAGGATCGCCACGGTCCATCCATGACGGCAACTTCAACCCGGTCAGCAGTCTGGCAAACTCAGTCATTCGTGATCTCCACGGTAAGAGACGCCAGGCGCGGAACCGATAATTCACTGACAATATCGGTGAGCGAAAAACTCAGTGAATCAACTATCGGAAAAGCTTTGTGAATTTCCCGGCCCAGATTTGAAAAGGAGTAGCGCGAATACGGCCACGTCTTTTTCACGTCGTAATTGGCGTTTTCACGAAATGCACAGCGGATCAAATCTGTAACGCCGGTTTCTAAAAGTGCCAGGGCTTCCGGCTCCATGTTTTCCATGCTTTCCACATATACTTTGACCGCCAGCGCGTGGCTGGTTTCTGGTATGGCAAAACACTGTAAATCATCGCCGTGGCCGTGGTGGCCCTTGCTGTTAACGTAATCATTAACTGCATCAATAAAGGGTTGCGATGCTTCGCCGCTGTCCAGTAGCAAATAGGCATTTGCCGTACCAGGCCCGCGCGGGCCGTCATGCAAAAAGAATATGCGGTCAATACTCAGCCCAATAACACCAGCAATCATGCTGCGATAAACGGCGTCGGTATGGTAATTGCCCACCAGGTTAAACTGGTTTCGTACGCGGTCCCGAAGTTCGTCGTCGCTTTCCTCGTCTGCGCCAGGCGTGATTAACCAATCGTCTTCATTCACGGCGCTGGCTATACCAGCTACGGCTACAGGTAAAATGCGGTAATAGCCCGGCGCCAGGTTATAGCCTGTTCCAGTGCCGGTCGCCGTGACGGCAACAAGTCCGCTTTCAGTACCAGCGCTCAGGGTTGTGTCTTCATTCACTGCGAGCACATAAACCACCCCGTTGATACGCTCGGTCTGGATCAGCGTTCCAGCCGGAATGGCAATTTCATCTGCCGTATTCTCTTTGTAAAACCGCAGCACGCCAGCGGCGGCGCTGGCTGGCTTTGCCTCAATGTTCACAGCCCAGGCGAGCAAACGCAGCATTGGCCCGGTGGCAGTCGCAACGAACATATTTCGCAGGACGATATTGATCAGCGCCTCGCGGAGCCACATCACCGGCGTAGCCACAATCGTTGATATCAGCCTCCAGAATGGGGACATTCTTGATGTGTTGGTGATGAACCCCTCCTCCTGCACGGTGCGCCTGAATGCGGCGGTGATTTCCTCTTTGGAGGACGGCATCCCGCTGTCATTCAACACCTGCTCAAAATCAACTTCCGGTTTCTCAGTCATAATTCACCTCCGTGCCAACGCTGCCGAAATCGTAAGTTTCGGCGGTGACATACAGCCGCGTGATGCTTTCCTCTGTGATCACAATCGTGCCGGGGACCAGGCGTTCGTCACTTTCTACCAGTAGCGATAACTGGGTCAGCGCGTCGCCACGCATCGTCGGGCTTCGCTCACCGATCAGACGGGTGGTGATGCCGCTTTCCAGAATGCTGTGGATGATGTCCTGGGCTATGCTGTCGCGGTTATTGCACCTCTGCGGCTCGTTGCCACTGTCCAGCGTGAAATCGCCGTCTGTGATCAAAAGGTCGATGTGTAACGGTTCGGTACTCATCCGGCGTTAAGCTCCTGCCATTCGGTCAACTGGGCCGGGGTGATTCCATTCGGGGCGTTGATATAGGTATCGCCCCACGTCTTACGGCTATCCACAACGGTTTTACTGTCAGTTTTGACCTGACTCATCAGGCCGCCGCGCGGGATATCCGCATTAACCGTGTTACCCGTCAGCAAGGACGGGCCGTTCAGTTTTGGCGGCGCTCCGGCTCCCGCAGGCGGTGAAACGTTTTTCAGATCGATATTGACGCCGGGGATTTTGTTTAGCTTTTCCGCAATCCAGTTATAGGTGGATGAAAACGTACTTTTCAGGACGTCAAAAAGCTTGCTGAAAACACCGCCGATGGTGTCCGCGAATCCTTCAAACGTGGCGAGGGGTGACAGACCGGCGAAGAACGCAACCACAGAATCCCAGCCGTCAGTGATGGATTGCCAGACGTCGGAAAAGACCTGGCCTACCTGGCCGGCAACATCCATCACCCATGCAAAAGCCTCTGTATTCATTATCGCCGCTTTCAATTCATCCCAGTGTTTCACGACATACCAGACCCCCAGCGCCAGCAAAGCCAGGGATGCAATTATCAGGGTGATCGGACTGGTCAGCAGTTGCATGGCCACACCGGCGAACATGGTCGCCACGCCATACACCCGCATGGCAACGGCCCCGGCTTTTAACACGACATTCCAGGCAGCCAGCGCGACGCGGCAAACGCCGGTCCACAGGGCTAACAGCTTCGACTGGATCCACAGCGCAGCCAGCCCAATGCGCGTTGTCAGCAACGACGGGCGCAACATGTTCAGCGTCCATAACAGGGCTTTCCATGCGCCGCCCAGCACCTTAGCGATTGCGCTCAGGCCCACCATAGTGAATCCAAAAATGCCCATCACGATATTGGTTGCCGCCCCGGCCAGCCCGAAGGACAGCACGCCCAGGGTGATATAACCCAGCCAGCGGGCAATATTGGGGAACATTTCCAGCCAGCGGGCAAACTTCGCCCCCACGTCGGCAACGCGGTTCATCATCGGCGTAAGGATGGGGATCAACGTATTGCCCAGGGCCACACGCATGGCGTAGAACGTCGCAACGATACGCTCCCACGGTTTCGCCATTCGTTCGGCCATTTCCTGGGCGCGTTTCATACCGTCATTGCGGCCCAGTTCCGTGATGCTGCGGTTTAAATTTGCCTGCTGGCCGTACAACTTTTTGATGACATCAGCACCACCGCCGAACGCAGCATCCAGCGCCTGCTGGGCTTTGACGTTCCCTTCAATGCTGGCCCCGTATTTATCTTGCAGTTTTTGCAGAATATCGCCCATTGGCAGCAGCTTGCCGGTTGCATCAACAAAGCTCATCCCCAGCTTTTCAGCTGCGGCCGGTGCGCTTCGCAAAAACTGCTCGTAGATACCGCTGGATTCGGTGCCCAGGGTGCGCGATAACGATCCCAGCACCGCGAACTGTTCATCCATGCTGACGCCAAAGTCAGCACCGGCGTTTTTGGTGCCCTCGATAAGCTCCTGCATGGTCTGCATTTTCACGCCGAAGTTTTGCACCATGTAAGCCGTTTTACCGGCCAGTTCTTCGGCAAACCTGACGTGGCCCAGGCTGGACAACTCAGTATTGAAACGGGATGCCATCGCGCCGATGTATTCGCCAGCTTCCTCGCCCGTGGCTTTTACCCCTGCAGCCAGGGTGTTGGCCGCCACTGTCACGCGTGGCAAATCGGCATCAGAAAGGCCCGCCATTGCACCTTTCATCGCATAGCTGGAATTCACCACATCAACCGCGCTTTTGCCGTAACGAACGCTGAATTTAAGGGCTTCGCTGGACAGCCTTTTCAGCGTATCTTCTGCCACACCTTTGGCGCCCACTTCCGAAAGCGCCGCATTCATTTCATACGCGGGGCCAACCACGCCCGCGATGGACTGGGCAACACCCCAGACCGCCGCCGCACCAATACCGATTTTTGTAAAAGACGCCTGCGATTTTTCGGCAAAGCCAGTCAGCGAAGACTGGGCCGTTTTTAATGGCCGCGTCAGCTTATCAATCAGGCTCAGCGTAAAATCCAGGTGGCTCATATCAGTTTCCGTTAAAGGCTTTAGCTATCCCTTCCGCCGTTTTACTGGCTCTGGTCTGGGCGAAATATTCATCCAGCCACAGGGCGCGGGCGATGCTTTCTTCGTCGTCAGGTTCGTGCGGGAGGTAGTAGCGGCGCAGGGCAAGATATTGCTCAAGCCCGTTCGTTCGAATAGCCGCCACCCGCGCCGTCAGTTTTTTACTTCGATCTCAAGCTTCGGTGAGTAAATCTCGTTAACCTTCTCGACGATCTGCATTTCACAGCCGGGGTAATCTTCCATCAGCTTGTTTAATGCCTCTTTTGATTCGGCATCCACAATGCGCCCCAGATAAGTCGCCATAGGCGCAACCTTATTGGTCATGGTCATTTCGTTAATCAGGTTGTTGTAGGCGGTTTTGTTCGGCTCAAAGCTCAGGTTCACACCCGCCACGGTCATGACAATTTTTTTAGACTTGCTCATTTTGTTAATTCCTTTCGCTGTCGAATGATGCCCACAAGGGCGTTGTGTCGTGCGGCGCAGTCGGTGTAAATCTGCCGATAAGCTGTTAATGCCGCGTCAAAATCATGGCCGGTCGGGCCCGCCAGCCTGGGCAGGATCACCGGGCAAAGGGTTAGCTGGTTTTCCTGATAGGATTCGCTCGGCGCGATCTGCACTTTCGTTGAACAACCGGACGTAATCATCAGAAGCACACACATTGTTAAAAACCGGCTTAATGGTTTCCGTGCGGATAACCCGTTCGGTGTGGATCTCATTGGCTTTTAACTCCGCGAGTTTCTTTTCCAGCGCTTCGCCGGACTGCCGCATTACCTCCGCGACAATCTGGCGCGTTTCTTCTGTCGCCTTACTGGCGGCCAGTTCCAGCTTTGCGTTGTGCCAGTCGTGCGCCTGCCACCCTGCTGACATGGCAGCAGTCAGGATCAGGACCAACCCCAGCAAGTTACGCATCAGCGAACCCCGTTATGCTCAAGTGAAAAATGGTTGCCGTCCGGCCTACTGAACCGGCCACCCCATGATCCGCCGATGGATTCCCAGTATTCACCCAGCGGGCGATAGGCGGCGCTGTCGGTCTGGTATTCCCCATTGATAAACAGGTTGAAGTCCACTGCCAGGCGCTGGGTATGCAGGCTGTTTGCAATACCGCTGCCTTTTTTGGCGTTTAGCGCGGCCTGCTCTGGCGTGCGGTAGGCTTCGCCAAACGTCAGGCGATAGCCTTTTTCCTCTGCGAAGTGGATCAGGTTTGCGATCATCACGGTGAAAAGCTGTTGTTTCTCACTCAGTTTCATTGCGTTTGCTTCCCCATCGTTTCATCCAGTATTCCGCGAGGCGCCTTAAACCGGCCTCAATAAAGGCGCTTCCCAGAATGCCCAGGGCGCAGGCAATCCCCACGACGACTAGTTCCGGCATATCGGGAAATTTCAGCAGCGGGATTGCGGCAAGCGGTGCCACCGCAGCCCCCAGAATCATTCGCCCAAACAGCAGGCGGGCAGTGATTTGTTCACTGCTGACCATCAATTGCCCCAGACCAATCACAGCCCCAATCAGCAGCAGCTTAGCCAGCAGCGAAGTTTCTCCATTTGGCATCGTGTTAACCTTTCAGATCGCGAGTGTCGCGGGCTGACAGGTACGGAACGCCGTCAATCGCCACAAAGTCGGGGCTGGTCACCATGAATTTAATTTTCTTCGTGGTTTTGCTGGCCTCGTTGGGGTTGATGTTCACGATGTCAGACAGCGCAGGAACGCAGCCAAACACCTCGATTTTTTCTTCGTCGTCTCCAGCGTTCGCATAGAACAAAAAGTCCTTTGCCGGGATGCCGCGCCACGAACCAGCAGCACGGGCCACGGCGGTGAATTTTTTAAAGTTCTGGGAATCGACTTCGATTTCCACATCCGCAGAAACTGACCCTTTTGTGTGGCCGTTCGGTACGCCGCGCGTTTGCGCCACTGCGCTGTTATCCGTAATGGTGACGGTGGCGTTTTCAACGTGAATCATGACGCCGTCATAGTTCACATCGAACGATCCGCCGCTAATGCGTTCTCCGCTCATGCCTGATTCTCCAGTGAAGTGTCCAGTTCGATGCTGACGCCGATTTCTTTTGCGCTCTCATACGGGCGGACAATCAAATAAATCTGTACCGCAACACTACTGGTCCAGGTGATGGTGACGTCACCGTCCTGCGGTGGCTTCACTTCACCGGGAAATTCCACGCCGTTAATCTGCGAGGAAATCGACATTTCGCGCAGCGGCTTGCCGAAGTACGTTTCATGCGCCGCAATGCTGCCGGGCGTGCTGTTCAGCGAGCGATCCGCGATTTTTGGAATGGCGCGCAACCGGATGCGGCGGGATGCTTTATCCACCACGCGAACATTTTCGATCACCTGATAATCGCCGCCCTCGACGTCCAGCGTTCTTCCGTCAGCCCAATAAATCCCGTCGTAGTCGTGATACCACATTGGCACGCTGTAGCGGTTTGCCTGCAATCCCTGCAGCACGGCCAGATCTAACTTTTCACCCGCTCCATCTTCTGGCAGGTCATCGCGTCCCAGCGCAGTGACCGCACCGGTGGCAACGCGGGCCGGACTATCGGCGATGGTCACGGCACGATTACACAGGCGACCTGCCAGGACGCCGGGTTCATTACCCCAGAGTCGCGGCACAAGCTGCACTCCTGGCGATGCAATGCCGTCCTGTAGTTTTGCTAGGCGCAACTGGTAGTCGGCCCATGCTTCACCGGCAGCAGGACCGCCTACAGCAATAGCGAACCACACGAAGCGCCCGAAATTGGCCTGCAAGGTTGCTCGCATTTCGGTAGCCCGGTTAATAGTGGTTTTTTCGGTGGCATCAATCGCCAGGACAACCCCTTCAACGGATGCCACTGACTGGGCCGCCGTAACAGCATTAATCCACGCATCATCGACGCTGTAGGTTTCGTCTCCCTGGTCTGGTTCAGGCATCACATGCACATAAGCAAACCAGTTCTGACCGGCGTTATTAGCGGCTGCGGCCACAATCCGTTTTAAAAGGCTTTCGCTTTCGCCCAAGGCCTTATCCAGATCGGTGCCGGTGTTAATCGCCTGGGTTTTACCGGCGTTCGTGCCGCCGTGGCCTACAAACAGGACAACGCGTTCGATGTCGTTCGTTGTGCCGTTGTAGCGGTTTTTCTGACTAACTGTGACTGTCGGCCAGGTCATTTTTACCCCCTGATATCCTGCGCGTTGACGTCCCAGCCGAAGCCGATTGCCTGCATTTGCCGCGCTATGATTTGGTTAAATTCGTCGTTACTGACACCCAGAAAAACGCGGCCCGGAATGTCTATGGTCCATGTGCGTTTGGCTGGCGTTCCTTTCAGCTTGCGGATAACTAAACCCGCCTGCGCCATGCTCATGGTTTCCATGATTTGTTTGCTGGACGGCTTTACCCAGCGCTTACCCTTGCGGACCTTGTAACCCAGCGCCCGCAGGCGCTTTGCCTGACGCGGTAATGCGGGTTTGTTTGCCTGCGGCTTGCGCGGGGCGGTACTCGCTTTCATCTGGATCCGCGCACCGTCCTGCTGGACCGCACCGACCAGGCCCGCCGCGACGGGCTTATTTCCGTTGCGGTAATTGCCGCCTTTCAGATAGATGCGCACACCCTGAATTTCAGGCATTTCCCGCACGGCCAGCAGCCTGGGCAATCCCTTTAACATCTTTCCTTTGCCACGCTTTCGCGGTTCCCACGGCGTGCCATCAGGGGCAGCCTGCTGCCGCTGGTGACGTTTGGCCGCTGCGATAACCCCCAGTTTTGCCACGCGCCACAAAAGGCGCTGGCGCTTACGTGGAGGGAGATCGGCCTCAGCCAGCTTTTCACGCATCAGCTTTAGCTGTTGCTGGTTTAACTCACCACGGATCACGACGCGTCACCGGTCTGAACAATGATTTCGACTTCCTCTGCAATCCAGATTTCTGGATTGACGAGATCCCACGCTTTATCCCTGAACGGGATCGGGCCGTTTGCCACTTCACGGATGATCACCGGGTCAGCCAGCCCGACCACGACATCAAGGATGCACGTCCCCTCGTCGTCGAACTCCGGGTCCACGGTCGGATCGGCTAATTTCAGCTCGTCGCGCAGCTCGTTGGCATGTTCATCCACCCAGGCCAGCACCAGGGCGTAAATCAGGCCTGGCGAATACTTGCGAAACGGGAAGTTATCCCACGACAAACGGCCGCTGTAAGTCAGAACACCAATGCGGCGCTGACCGTTACCCATCGCTTTCGCACTGCGCACCAGTTCGCAATCATCCATCGAACTGGAAAACATCTGCATGGCATCGCGTGGCAGATTTGCCGTAATAAACGCCGTCAGGCTCTCAAGCTGGCTCATATCAGATGTACTCCTACGCGTGGCTGTTGAAGCATGTTGCGCATCACGTTGGCCGCTTCGGCCAGCAGATTGGCGCGGGTGTCCAGACTTTCCTGTCCTGGATGCGACTCTCGTCGCCCGATGGTGGCAAACTCGCCCAGTAAGTCGGCTTTGGCGCGGGCATAGACCGCTTTTTTGTACTGGGCCGTTAACTGGTTTTCGTTCGCCAGCTTCGCCCCCGGTACGTCGGCGGCCCGTTCGCATCCTTTCGCGTTCCAGTAGGCCACCACGTCAGCCAGCGTCGTATTGACCTCGGCAATGGCCGCCAGCAGGGCTACGCCTGCGGTATCGGGCGGCAGGTCTGCGGGCAGGGTGCGCGACATCTGGAATTCAGCCAGATCCAGATCAGGCCAGAACGCCACGCCGTTGGTGATAGCGGTCGGCGTGACCGTTAAAGGCTTACCGCTGATACTGAAACTTGGGCCATTCATCGTTTACACCTTGTCTGCAATAGAAACGGGCTAACGGGATCCATAGCCAACAACCCAATGGGTTGATGCCTCCCCCGCGCCCGTCCCGACTTGCGGGAGTCGTTATTGTTTTGCCAGGCCGTTAATCCGGGCGCGGATTTTTGCTCGCATCGTCGTTACACCGGCGTTTTTATTGAACGCCGCCGCCTGGGCCAGCAGCGCATCAGCCTGTTCAAGCGTTTCCACATCATCCAGGGCAGTGGCACGCGGCTGGCCTTTCTCGTCGCGCAGCAGGAAAAGCCCGGCGAACTTGAACCACTTCGCGTTGATGTCCTCATGCAAACGCCATTTATCACGGATGTTTTCAAAAGTACGGCTGAAATATGGCTCAATGCTGTGACCGGCTGCGGCCTGATCCGTGGCCCACTCCAGCACCGTATCGGCCACAAACGCGGGCATCGTGCTTTTGAAGTTTTCCGGCATCGCCTGATTCTCTGCGATAGCCACGTCGGCCCAGTCCAGCGCCTTGCCCGTTTCCCCCGTGTCGAACAACCAGATCACGCAGTAGACCAGGGCCGGATTTGCGAAGCGGGCATCACCGGCAAGATAGGACTCAACGGTCGGCATCCAGCGCGGCAACAACACATCGCGTTTAAATTCGATGCGGTCTTCGGTACGCGGCAGGCTGCGCAGCTGCGCAACATCCTTTTCCAGTTCCAGCATTTGCAGGTGGAAGCTAACCGGCGACGATGTCAGGGCTTCGCGTTTATCCAGCGCTTTTGCGGTTTTTATGCGTGCACGGTGTCGCTGACACGGGGACATAGCCATTTTTATTCACCCCCACCCTGTTCTGGGTCTTCCTGTACTGGGGCGTCAGTTGCCAGGGTGATTTTGTCGTAGGCGGCGTAAAGCTCGTCATGCTCGACGGCGTACCCTTCCATGCGCAGATAGTTATTCTCAAAGCGCTTGCGGTCGTCGACCCATTCCGCCTTGCGCTTGCGGGTTCCCTGCTGAGTGTAGATATGCAGGTTGTCCAGCGTGGTGACGATGAGGCGACCTTCCGGCATAAAAGGCGGGGTGTACACGGTGCGGCCAGCGATCTGGCGGCCAATCAGCTGCGCCGCAACTTTCTCAGTTGGGCGGTCAATTTTGTTCATCAGCGTGGTGACGTCTGCGCCGATAAGATCGGCGGATGCCAGCACAACCAGACGCGGGTCATTGCGGAACGGTTCATAAATGCAGGTATGCACGAGGTCGGTTACTGCCGCATCCAGCCCCATAAAATCAGCATTCGCGCCGCCGATAGTGACGTCACCAGTGATGATTTGCTCTGCGGAACGCTCCTGGACAATTTTATGCCAGCCGATGTTGACGTCTTCGCCGTTCGGGTTCGCCTCCGGGTCGGTGTTTTCTGCTGCGCTTGTACCGTTGAACGCAACGCGCAGCATATCCAGCGCGAATGATTCATTACTGAACGCCTGGATGCGCTGGAAGAACTCGTCTTCGCTACCTGCATTCGCCCAGACGACAAGAAGGGAGTAAGGCAGATACGAACCGGAATCCGTTTCGACCAGCTTGTATTCATTACCGCCAACGCCCAGCGCACGCGAGAAGCGCCCGTCTTTTTTACGACCGGTATAAATACCTTTTTTACCAGTGGTCACTACCTGCCCGGTGATCTGGTCCACGTCCAGAACGTTAGGCAGCAGGCGCAGGAATTCAGAACTTTCCAGCAGCGCATTACGCAGCTGGGTTTCTTTCGGGTTTGTCAGCGAGAAGTATCGCGACGTGTCCACCTGGCCGTTAGCTTTCGCCAGGCCTGCGGCAAACTTACGCAACATCTGCTCTGCTTTTGGGGTTAATTGCATTTTGTTTTATCCCTGGAAAGAAAATTGATTAAAGAAATTCAAACGGCTTATTACTGCCGCCCGGCGCACTGCCAGGGCGCTGCGTGCCGTTGCTTTCCATCGCGGACAGCTTTGTCATAAGCGCGGTCAGCTGCGCGGTGAGGTCAGCATTCTGATTGCCACCGGTCGGGCGACGTGCCGAAAACTCACGGCGACGGTTGCGGCGCGGGCGCTTGGAAGGCGTGACGTTGAACGCTTTCATTGCTTTTGCCAGATTGGCCTTTGCCACGCTGAACTCTGCCGCTTTGACTTCGTCTTCCGGGTTCTCTGCGACATCCTGCGCCAGTTCTGCAACTTCGGCGGCAGCGTCGGCGATCTCGTCGGCGATGTCTGCCACTTCCTCGGCGGCCTGTTCTGGCGTATCGACGTTTTCAGCGTCACCGCTGGCAGCGTCTTTGCCGCTTTTGACTAAATCCAGCAGTTGCTGGATGAGGGCTTTTAACTCTTCCATTTTCTGTTCCTCGCCCTCATTGGGCTTGTCGGTGTTAGGTTCTGGTGTTGGCGTAAAATCTTTACGAGTCGAAAATAATTTCGACCAGAAAGAATCTTTTTTTTCTGGCTTGCTGGCCTGCAAGTTACCCAGGCTGAACGTTTCCAGGCTTCCGCGCTCCGCGTCCTTTTCTTCTCCAGCCAAAACAAATTTAAGTTTCTCAGTTCCTAAACTTGCCGGAATATCCGTTACAGCCAGCCCGAAAAGATATTCCCGTCCACTACCTGCAAAATCAGTGACAAATTCAGCAGACGTAAACAGCTTTTGCCCCATTCGGTTGGCATCAATTAAAAACTGATTGGGGATTAACTGGGCATACAACTTCGTGACGTCACCTTCCGTCTCAACTTTTAGCGCATCGACTTCGCCCAGGTTGCAGGTAAATTCGCGCTCGCCAATATCGTATTGCGGATGATGCGGCCAAATCATTGCCGTGTAGGTTTTGCGGGAATAGGTTTCCGCAGCGTCAATTAACCATTGCGCTTCAATGGTGCGACCGTCCACGGCTTGCCCCGATGTGGCGATGCATAGCCAATCAGTTCGATAACTGGGTTGCGTCATAACTGACCTTTAATAATGAAATGAATAATACAATTCGTTTGTGATGGTCAGTATTGCCAATAAAATAAAACTGCGCGACCGCTTTATTTCTTATGCATTCGGTTATAAGTAGTTATCCACCTTTTGCCGATATTTAATTGTCAGTCTGGTTAAATAATCCCGTCATAATAACCTCATGGCTAAATACTCCGATGAAAAAAAAGAAGCGGCCCGCACGCTATACATTAAAAGCTGGACGCCGAAAGATATTGCGCAGGAATTGAATATTCCACCGCGCACCATTTACCACTGGGCCGACGTCGGGGAGTGGGCATCACTGCTGCCTGTCGAATCAGTGGAAAATGTCATCGCCCGCCGCATTGACCAGCTCTCCCGCCGCGAGAAAAAAACGGCGCTGGAACTGGAAGAACTGCGCGATCTGATTGCCCACCACGTCAAACTTATGGCGCAGCGCAACAAGCACGCCGAAAAGCTGGCCGAAATTCAGGCCAAAAAAGCCTCCTATGACGGGGAGGGTTATTGCCTCAGCAGCGCAGGCGGGGAACCCGGGGAACGGGAAGGAAAGCGCCGGTATAAGAAAAATGACGTTTCCAGCCTGACGCCTGAAATGCTCGACACCTGGGCGCGGGAACATCTTTTCGAATACCAGCTACATTGCCGCGAGCATAAAGGCGAAGACTGGCGCTTTATCCTTAAAAGCCGTCAGGTCGGCATGACCTACTATTTTGCATGGGAAGCATTTGAAGACGCCGTAATCAGCGGTGATAACCAGGTATTTTTCTCCGCTTCCCGCGCACAGTCGGAAATCTTCCGCGAATACATCGTCCAGATTGCACAGAACCATTTCGGCATCACGCTGACCGGAAAAAATATCCGCCTCAGCAACGGCGCAATCCTGCGCTTTCTTTCCACTAACGCCAGCACCGCGCAGGGCTTTAACGGCCATCTGTACGGTGATGAAGTCTTCTGGATCCCGAAATTCACGCGCCTGCACGAAGTTGCCAGCGCAATGGCGACGCACAACAAATACAGAACGACCTACTTTTCAACGCCCAGCGCGAAGACGCACCAGGCGTACCCGGTATGGACCGGTGAAGAATGGCGCGGCGACGATCCGAAGCGCAAAGGGATTGAGTTTCCCAAAGAAAGCGCGATGCGCAATGGCATCATCTGCCCGGACGGTATCTGGCGTTACATCATCACGATGGAAGACGCGATCAAGGGCGGACTGGGTGCGCTCGTCGATATCGAACGCCTGCGGAATAAATACAACCCAACCGCGTTCGCGATGCTTTACATGTGCCAGTTCGTTGACAGCAAAGACGCGGTCTTCAAATTCTCGACGCTGGTCGGCTGCGAAGTGGACCGGGCAACCTGGGGCGATTATGACCCGACCGCCGCGCGGCCATTTGGTAACCGCGAAGTGTGGGCGGGCTTCGACCCGTCGCGCTCCGGCGACAACTCCACTTTTGTGATAATCGCGCCACCCATTCACGACGGTGAACGCTTCCGCGTGCTGGCCTGCTGGCAATGGCAGGGCTTTAACTTTAGCTGGCAGGCTGACCAGATCCGCCAGCTTATGCGCCGTTTTAATATTACCTACATCGGGATCGACACAACCGGCATCGGGAAAGGGGTGTATGACCTGGTCAGCAAGTTTGCCCCACGCGAGGCGAACGCCATTCTTTACAGCGTCGAAAGTAAAAACCGCCTGGTAATGAAGATGATCGACGTCGTGGAACGCAAGCGCATTGAATGGGCGAAAGACGCCATAGACGAAACCAACAAAGAGCGCGTCGAAATTCCGGCGTCGTTTATGGCTATCCGTAGAACCACAACTAACAGCGGCAACGCCCTGACGTTCGTTGCCGAACGCTCAGACGCGACCGGCCACGCGGATGTTTTCTTCGCTATTTCGCACGCCGTAATAAACGAACCTATCGATCACGAATTTGACCGCCCATCGACCTGGGCTTTTGGGAAAGCAGCATGACGACAAAGAAACAGCGTAAAGCTAAAAAATTCAGGGCAATGTCCGGCAGCAACGTTGAAACATTCACGCCCGGCCGCGGCAGTGTGATCACCTTTGGCGAACCGGAGCCCATCCTGACGACCGGCACCGATTATCACAATATCTGGTACGACAATGAGGCGGATCACTGGCGACTCCCGATTGACCGGCTGGCGCTATCACAGTTGCCGAACCTTAACGGCCAGCACGGCGGCGTATTGTATGCGCGGCGCAATATGGTTGCCGGTGGCTATATCGGCGGCGGCCTGACGCCTGACCAGGTCGAACAAGCGGTCTTTGATTACCTGCTGTTTGGCGACGTCGCTATCCTGAAAATTCGTAACGTATTCGGGGAGGTGATCGACCTGCTGCCGCTGCCGTCGCTTTATCTTCGCTGCCGGAAGGACGGAACCTTCGCCATTCTCCAGGAGGGGCCCGCGCTGATTTATGACCCGGAAGACATCGTCTTTTTCAAAATGTATGACCCGCGCCAGCAGGTTTATGGCCTGCCGGATTACATCGGCGGGATCCATTCCGTTTTACTTAACAGCGAAGCGACCATCTTCCGCCGCCGCTACTACAACAACGGTGCACATATGGGCTTTATTCTTTATACCAGCGACCCAAATTTAACGCTGGAAATGGAAAACGAGATCAAAGACAAGATTGCGCAGTCCAAAGGGCTGGGCAATTTCCGCAACATGTTTATCAACATCCCGAAAGGCGACCCGGACGGGGTCAAAATCCTGCCGGTGGGTGAAGTCAGCGCAAAGGATGAATTCCAGAACATCAAAGGGATCACAGCGCAGGATATCTTTACCGCTCACCGCTTCCCCGCAGGGCTGGCGGGCATCATCCCGACGAACGGCGCAGTAATGGGTAACCCTGAAACTGCCCGCACGACCTACCGGAAAGACGAGGTTATCCCGCTACAGCGTAAATTTATGAACGGGGTTAACAACGACCCGGAGATCCCGCCGCGCTTACACCTTAATTTTGACGTTGAATTGCCGGTAATTACCGCCGATAAGGGCGAAAAATGAACGTAATTAGTTTAAAATCATCCCCATTGTTAGCAATGGCGTGCGGGATGGTAAACATGCGAGTTTTTAAAATAAAATGTCCAGAATGCGGTCAACCGGCCATCATTCGTAAATCTGACTGGAAAGATAAAAAACTGGCGGATTTATACTGCGCGTGCACCGAAGTTGAATGCGGCCACACGTTTGTGTTTAACGCCTCGTTTTCTCACACTCTCAGCCCCAGCGGTCTGACCGGTAACAAGCTGGTCAAATTCCTGATCGACCGGCTCAAGCCAGAAGAACGCCAGTTCGCGCTGGACCTGCTCAACGGCCAGACCGCATAAAAGAAGCCCGCATCGAGCGGGCTTTTTCTATTTGCTACTGCCGTTAATCACTATCCTGAACCTAAGACCCAGCATTGACGGCTTACCAACACCTACGCCACCTTTGCACCAGGTAGCAATCACCTTTTCTGCTACCACCTTGATTGACGACCTTTCCCAGCGCCAACCAGTAACAATACCCGCGACAGTTTTTTTGCTGTGGTTGAAACGAACCTTAATTTTCATTTTGACCCTCTTATTAAAAGACGCGGGCTCTTTGCCGCCCGCACCCGCAGAATCCCGCCGCCCATCGCAACCAGTTGCGACGGCCTGCGGGATTTACTTATCGTTTCGGTGGCTGACCCTCAGCTGCGGCCACCATTTTTCTGTATTCACCCATCGGATCGAACCGCAACTGCGACACATCAACGCCGTGGTTATCCCTCAACCGTTCCCATAATTTTTTTACCGTGCCGGATTCGTCGTTTTGCTGACGCGTGATTAACTCGCCGTTAGAACTGGCGCGGTAAATCTGCCCGTTGATTTCCAGCCTGCTGCCTTTCAGCAGTGAAATTGCCTGGGCTTCGGAAATATCCAGCGCATAAAGGGAGGCATCCGCCAGTAAACTAGCAACCGCTGGCGCAAGTGCGGCACGTTTGGCGCTTTCCTCAGCCGATTTTAAGTTGATTTTCTCCACTGCAGCCCGCCAGGCGACGTCCAGTTCACTGCCTGGGTCATAAGGTGAATCATTTTTGACCCTCCTTACCGGCGTTTCCCGCAACCGGCGAACCAGCTTGCGGCGCGTGGCCGCATCCATGTTTTCAAAATCGACCATTTCTTCCTCTGAATCGTCTGTCACATCCTCCACGTCTGGCGAAAAATCGGTGATTTTTTCGTCTTCCGTAGAGTTATTGACAGAACTCCAAGCGTCGCCGGTTGGCGACGGCAAAACGGCAACCCCCAAACCGGGGCCGCCTTTGGCCTCGGTGGTGGCTTTGGATTTGGCGCGAATGGTCCATTTAACAAGGCGGGTACAAATGCGGGAGGCATCGCCCAGGCGCGGCGACCAGACCCCGAAGACCTTTTCCGGGATCTCACAATAAGCATTCATTTCATCGGCTGGTTGGTAGGCGAGGCGGACGACATAGTTTTCACGCGGGATCAACACACCGCCCTGGCGCAAAATGTATGTGGCGAAGCAACCCACATCGGCGGCGGCGCAGACCGCATCCATTTCGGGATCGGCCAGCATTGCCGCGCCACGTTTGAAGGTATTCGCAATTTTGCGCTGGTTGGTTAGCTGGTTGCTCAGTTTGCGCAGTTCGCGGTAAACGGACACAGGCGGCTGGCCCAGCGGCTGAAACTGACGGATGCGGTGAAGCGATGCCCACGCCATTGCATATTTAGCCGTTTCATTCAGCGGCTTGCCCGTCTCGTCGTCCAGCTCACCGGCCAGCGCGTGGCCGTCGATATTTTTGGAAATATATTTCGCGATATAAGCCGTTGCTGACCCTTTGCGCGGGTCCATTTTTTTTGGACTTGAAGCGAGCGCCGGTATTGCGGCCCAGTTCGGCGCGGTCTTCTTTGGTGAAGTATTCGCGCAATATTGCGACCGTGTCTTTTTCTTCCGCCTGCGGCATGAATAACAGGGCGTGCCAGTGTGGCGTACCGTCGTGGTGTGGCTCTGCGACACGGAAGCCATAGGGGCGTAAATCTTCACGCTTCAGTTTGGCGGTTGCGCGGTTCCAGACGCGGCATAAATACCGCTGCGCCTGGGCAACGGTGGTGTAATTCCACTTACCGTTATGGTGACCGGATTCGACATTGCTGTGATATTTGGACGGACAAGTGATGGTCAGGAATATGCCCACATCGCCGCGCTGTTGTGCGACAAGCTCCACGCCAGCCATACGCGCCATTAGCTCATGGCGGCGGATCGCCGGATTGGACGTGGACTTGTTAATCATATCTTCAAGCGATGAAACGTTGCCGTCTTCGTCGACAAGCTCATGACTCTTGAAAAAGTCGCGATTCTTACGGCGTTGTTCCTGCCATTCAATCAGGCTAGATGCACTTATATAGGGGTGCGCCTTACGGTGAACGGCCCCGACTGCACGCAACTGGTTTTCGCGCCAGTCACAGCGAAGACGCCAGATTTTTTTTCCCCCACCAGTCCGGCGAGCACATACGCAAAATGGCGATAAATATGCGTTCACGCTCCCAGGGCTTGCGCCACTCAGGCGGGACAACGCGCAGTGATAGAACTTCGCGGCCCAGATGGCAATAAAGCCAGTCTAGTTCTTCAATGCTCATGCCCTCGGCAGTTACGCCCATTGCGGCGCACTCTGTTTCAAGCATTTCAGCCAGGCGGTTGGCAATCTCATGCGCGGCGCTTAACGCTTCCCGTTTGGTGAAATCTGCCAGGCGTTGCCAGCGGCCATGCCAGTAGGCGGCCAGTTCGCTGTTAACGTCTGTCGCAACGCCTTGTTTGCTGCGCACGACATCAAGACGCAGTAATGATTTTTTCACGGTTCCCATGAGAAAATCATTAATGTGTCGGGCTTCACGGTTGGCACGTAGCCAGTCGATTTTTTTGCGCCAGACTTCGCGGATAAAGAAGGGCTCAGACAACAAACGGGCCTCCACACCTTCCGGCGTGTTAGCCCATGCGGCTGCGGCGGCCTTTGCGGCGGCCATGTCTTTTCTGACCATTTCTTGATGTACGGCAAACGGCAGGCCGTGCGGCTCGTATTTGTCCAGCGCATGGATCAGCGCTCCACGATTGCGAACCTCAGCCGGGTTATAACCGGCGCGTTTGATAAGCCGGTCAATATGCTTTTCAACGGCAGGGTGATGCGCCACCGCCCCGGCGAGCGGGGCGAGCTTTGCAGATTCAAAGGTAAACGCCCCGATAGCGGGGCGGGGCTTATTCCAGGGCCAGGCGAAATTCGTCATTCCTTACTTTCCACGTTGTACTTTTCGTGGGTCAGTAATGACCAGACCTTGCCGCCGTCCTTACTCAGCAAGCGCCAGCGGTAACCCAGACGGATCACCAGGTAGTAATGCGGGCGGATGCGGGAATAATTTTTCCAGCCTGTCGCGTATTGCTTTAATTCGGCGGCAGCGCGTTTGCATACGCAAAGCGGCGCAGGGCGTGTGATCTGCAATTTAGGAAGCATCAGAACACCTCGACGTCTTTTGCAGGATCGAAGCCTATCCAGGGAGAATACCCGGCGCATGGGCCACAATCAGGGCAGCATCCACCACCGGCACGCCCGCAGCCGTCGCACACTTTGAGGACGCCGATCACCTCGCTGGCGGCTCCCCTGGTAATGGCGTTCGCACTCACTGAACGGTTAACGCTGATTTCCTGAAAATTAAAAGCGCGATAAATATCGCGGGTGGCGGGGGTATCACTGTTTGAAAGGATCACCGGCGAACCAGTCAGGCGGTTGGCAGCCAGCAGGGCCGCAGCTAACTGGCGGTGTTGTTTCTCACCAAACGGGGCGGTGTGGTACTGGGTAAAATTGGCTGTTTCGCTCGCTGGCAGGTACGGCGGATCGCAGTAGATAACGGCATCGCTGCCAATCATGATTTTTAATGTGCTCTGGTAGTCGCAACAAACGAAAACGGCTTTCGTGTCGTTGGCCTTTTCAGAGAACAAGCGGATCTGTTCTTCGGGGAAGTAAGGCGGGGTTTTATGCTTACCAAAGGGAACGTTATATCCGCCCTGGCGGTTGTAGCGCACAACGCCGTTATAGCCGTGGCGATTCAGATAAAGGAATTGCGCAGCGCGAAGGATCTTGCCCGCGTCCGGGCCGTTTTCGAAAACTTCACGCGAAGAAAGATTATCTCTGGCACGGGCGTTGAAATCATCCCGGACCCACTGATAACCGTCTTTATCGCCATACACCTTAAACAACGGGCGGGCGGCGTTAATCACCGCATCCGGCCAGCGCGTTATCTGGCGGTAAAGGTTGATCAGGTCGGGATTGATATCACCCAGGATATAACGGCGATATTCAGTATTGAGGAAGACAGAAGCACCGCCGACGAACGGTTCAACCAGGCAATCCGCATTAGGCAGCACGGGCAGCAGATCGGTAATTACGCGGCTTTTACCACCAGGCCATTTCACAAGCGAACGAATCATTTTACTTTCTCCAGGGTGCAAGAAGCCCGACGCGTTAGCGCCTGTTTCTTTTTTGTGGTCAGTCATTTGTTAGTTGGTTGGTTTGTCTGGCTCTGGCGGCTTATCGCGTAGCGCCTGCATTTCAGCGCGGGGCGCGGCGTAGTCCTCAAATTCCCACGGCATTGACGCGGCGAACTCCGAAAGGCGCTTAATGCCTATCATCAGGCTTGTTCGTTCCGCTTCGCTCAGATCGGCGAAGTTTATATCCAAGTGGCTGCGGGTCAGTTGTGGTAAACCGGGCACGCGACTGACCGCATCATTCGCCAGGATAAAAACCACTTTTTTGTGAGTTTCATCCAGGCGATTGAAGCGGCTTGCCGTATTGTTCATTCGGTTGGCATTAACGCTGGCTTGCAGTCTGGCGCGTTGCTCCAGAAAACTGCGGCGGCCCGGCTGCTGTCCTGTTTTATCCATGAACATATCCACCTCGCCAGAACTAAGCGAAGATGCCCATCAGGCGGGCGAACCAGCGGCGTTTATTGCGCGGGCGAGACATAAAAGGCAAACGTGACTGTTTGATGAATTGCACGTCGGCTGCCTTTGGCTGGAAGAAGCGGCCGTCCGGGGTTTCAATCCAGCCACGGGAGTGGGCGCGGTGCGTTATCTGCTGGCCTTTAGTTAACAGGCTGGCGAATGATGGGCATTGCGTCATATCCATAATGATCTCCAAACAATCAAATGGTTGCCGGGAAAACCCCACGCCCGGCACGTGTTTCCTGTGGTAGCATTGAATCGCCAAAAACAAGCAACTACGGAAAATGTGAAAGCTTTTTATTTCACATGGTTAAAAGGAAAGGATGGGCAAGTCTTCGAACTAAATGACTCACTGCCAATGCCTACTACGCAAGCATTGGCGGTAATCATTTCCTTCATCCAGTCAACAACTGCGATTGCAGTTTTGTAATCGCATCCACTTAACGCCGTAAGCATGTTGTCTGTAGCTTTGTGCAAGTTATCCATTGAATCTTCTACTTGCTGAGGACTTTTATACATGTGCATGAACTTTGTTATCTCCAATACAACCCACACGAACTGGACCTGGCGAATCGTTAACGAAAAGGGCGAAACTATCGCCGTGAGTAGTCAATCTTTCGGATCTCGCCCCCTCTGCATTGATGATGCTGAAAACTTCCAACAAGCGATCCCGAACTCAGGTTTTTACGACTTTGCAGGAATCCCTATTGATGAAATGCACCTTTCAAACGGACGCACCCATAAAGGAAAAAACCAATCAAAATTGCTAAGGCTAAATAGCGCTGGCTCTTGAAGAATTTCGGCTGGTTCTCTTACGGGCGTGATGGTTGCTCCCGGTGACACGGCGATATGTCGCCTTGTCACGCATCAACCGATCAATGAAGTGTTTTTCTTCTGGGGTGATCAATGCGCGGCAGTGTGCAACGGCATCCCAGTACTCTTGCAGCATGATGAAACGCTTAGGACGTTTCGAACCGGGCATCCCTTCGCGATGAACTGGCAATTGCGCGCGGTCCATCAGGTTGCGAACGCTCTTTAATGTGCGGCCAGTCAGATAAGCAAACTCCACCGGTGTAACGAAAATCTGTTTTTGCAGTTCTTCGGTATTCATATCCCGGATGCTTTCAGCCTGCGCGGTTGTCATCTTGCACGTGCGGGCAATGCGGGCATTGTCTAACGGGAACTGGCGTAAATGTTGAGATCCCGCTGTTAAATCAATTTCTCGTAATTGTGTCATTTGTTAGACTCCATAATTAGCCATTCGTGAGGCTTGTTAAGTCCAGTTTTGGCAATGTCAACACAAATGCTAAATGAGTAAATTGTGTTGTGTTCGGTTAATTATGTTGAGAACTCTAAATTATGTCAATGACACAAGGCGAGAAGTTAGCTCTTATTCGTGACTCTGAAAGATTAACCAAGAGGCAACTAACTGATTTAGTTGATATTAACTATGGAACCTATCACGGATATGAAAGTGATAAATCCAAAATGACTTTGGAATCAGCTGTGAAAATCTTCGGACACCCCAGATTTAACAAATATCAAGACTGGTTTATGTATGACCGGATCGACCCAAGCCGGGGCCAGATCGCACCGGCTCTCGCACACTATGGGCAACAAACAACGCAATCAGACCCATCCGGGAAAGAGACTGGCTAACGTTATATAAACATTACATTTTCACTATTTGTTACCAGGATAGTGAACTGACGATCGGAGGGTCTTCTTATGTCCGTTAAGAAACTCGAAGATGGTCGCTATGAAGTGGATGTAAGGCCGCGCGGGCGTGATGGAAAACGCATTAGGCGGAAGTTTGACAGAAAGGCAGAAGCGCATGCATTTGAGCGCAGTATCATCGCCAAATTTCAGAATCATGATTACCTGAATAAACCGGCAGATAAACGAAAGCTGAGCGAGTTTATTGCGCTTTGGTGGCAGTTAATCGGACGAAACAAAAACTATGCGAACCGCAGATTGAGCGCGGTTAACTGTATTTGTCAGGATATGGGTGACCCTATGCTTTACCAGCTTGATGCGCGATGCATTATTGATTACCGGGCATACCGGCTGGAGCAGGGGATCAAGGCTTCAACGATAAATCATGACCTTTTCGCCTTGAGTGGGCTTTTCAAGTCAATGGCGGAGATCGACGAGTTCCACGGAGAAAGCCCCGTGACGTCGGTTGCAGCGTTGAAAGAACCCAAATCCGAAATGTCATACCTGACCCAGACAGAAGTTGATCGGCTCTTGTCGCTATGTTCCGGTGATTACTATCGCATTGCGATTTTACTGCTGGCTACCGGTGCGAGGTGGGGAGAGGCATACAATCTGAAAGCGGAAAATATTGTCGGTAACAGAGTTATGTTTACCCTGACAAAGAACGGTGAAAGGCGCGTTGTCCCGATATCGGATGATATCGCCAGGATTATCAAACACAGGGAATCAGGGCGGCTTTTCCGGGTAAGTTACAAAACGTTCCGCTTGAGGATGAAAGAGGCAAAACCTAATTTGCCAGATGGACAGGCGGCCCATGCTTTGCGGCACACGTTCGCGACGCACTTCATGATGAAGGGGGGCAACATCATTGCCTTACAGCGGATCTTAGGTCATGCGGATATTTCTCAAACGATGGTTTATGCGCACTTCGCACCAGATTATTTACTGGACGCTGTGAGCTATAATCCCCTCAGCGGAATGTCCACATTGTGTCCACACTCTGGAGGCAAAGCGGGGGATTTGAGGGTCAGTTAA